GAAGAATATCGCGAAACTCGGGCGGCGTTCCGATACGGTGAGAGTTGTCTTTCCCGCCACCCTTAAAAGCCAACTCACCGACACGCTTACACTTCTCAATGCCGTACTTGTCTATAGCCCATTGCGGGAATACAGGCTCGCTTTTCCCCCAACGAAGCTCGGGCAATTCTGTTCCAACGGCGTAAAGCAACGTCGGCTTACGGGCGTAGTGTCCATATTGCCCCTGCTCAACACAGCAAGTCCAACCCCCTTGCTCGTCTGCATTTACCCATCCACCAGAGCGAGGCGGAACAGTAAGCCCGAAATGCGGCCACGCATGACTCCCCCAAGGGTGCTCAAGCACGCCTCCGAATTCACGCACAGAGTGCAAGGCGGCAGCAAAACAACCGCCGTCGTCACCTTTCTTCTTCCGTTCTCCGGTTCGTGCAATCCAAAGAGGCTGGCCAGCCCAGAACTTCCCCCATCGCTGGCATGGAGGATGCGCAACAACAGGGAATGGGCCGCCGTAGCGACGTGCGTCCGCATCTTCATCCCACGGATGCACACCGTGAAGGCCGAAATACGACCCACCAGTTTCAACAAATAGAGCAGCAATCATGTACTGTTCCCCGCACTCAGCGAACCAGGCGCATGTTGCTGTACACCTTGCCATTTTCGGATTTAAAGCATCCACAATCGGGAATCCAGACTGGCGCATCAAGGCCGCCATGCCCGATCAAATCCCACTCATAGACCGATTCCAAGCCGGTACCACTAAATTCCGGTCGAATGCCCCTGTATTCACGCGGCATCGCTTCGGTGTCGATGTGAATCTCAATCGTGATGACCTTTTTCATTTTGAAACCTTTCTATGTTTCGTTACAGTAACGATATTATCTATTAAAAGGCCTGCGATGCAAGCCATTTTGTTACTGTAACGTGAATATATTTTTATCGAATATGAATACGCAATAGCGTAAAGCTATGGGCCGAAAGCGCCGAGCGCATTAAGCCTATGCCAATGCCGAATAGCTTGATCGTCCGGTAGCTTGGAGAGAAGTACCGAAAGCCGATGCTTGGACTTCGGAACACGAACAGTTTGCGAATGGCCGGCAGACCAATCCTTGCCGATAATGCCGCACCAGAAGCGGTAAAGGAATCCCGGCGGGTTGGCAAGGTAACGCCCCTTAACGTGCCAAGCACTCAGAACGGAATGAAGGCCCACAGAATCGGGATGATCGCGTGGAAGGAAGCGCTGCTCGGTATCATAGCCCTTATAAATTTCGATCGCCTTGTACCACTTGCGATCAACGACCAGCGAATCACGTTCAACGCCGTGCTTGATGATGCCAAGGTGAAGTCGAGGGAATCTGATGTCCATTCCGACGAGCTTGGAAAGCGGGGTAATGACCGGTATAGGCCAACGGTCCGTTCGTTTAACACTAATATGATACTCAATCTGAGTCGAACGAAGCTGCTTGTCGACTTGTTCAAGTCCTTGCATTTGGTAGTAGACGTGCCAGCGCAGCTTGCCAGAGTGAATAAGCCAATCAAGCAACGGCTGGCGAGACTTGTCGCCCCACTGCCGAGCATTGAAAAAGGCTGAAGCTTCGTCGAGGACGATGATTCCATTTTTATCGTCATCGACAAATGGTTCATCATGGCCCCGTCCGATCGCATTCATGTCATCTACCGTGGGATGATCCGGCAGACGAATAAACGTCGTCTTGTTAAGCGGGCTAAGCAGGTACTCAGGGAAAATATCCATATTAGTCGCAACGCGACGGCCATCGCGCAGCGCATCGCGAATGAGTCCGGCACAGAAAAGGCCCTTGCCGCTGCGCTTTTTGCCGGTGACTGCAAAATCGGTCATCAGTACACTGTCTGAGTGAAGCGGGCGAGGTTTTTCATTGACCACGACCAGATGAAACGAACTGATGCAACGGTAATCATCACCGCGATTATCTGATTGATGTTCGCAGGAAGAAAAAAAGTTGCGGAAGCCATGAATTGCGGCATCGTCACACGAGCAAGAAGTAGCGCGGCCTTGATGGCCTGAGCCATTGCGAGCGTGAGTGCAGCAGCGGCAGTAATGGCCCCGGCACCTATGGCGATACGCTTGGCGAGCTTATAGGCGAAGAATTGATAAGCGAACTCGAAAACCTTGGAAACGACAGCACCAAGGGCCGCAACGACAACACCAGCTAAAGGCAACGGCATTATTCAGCCCCCCGTTTAACGAATAGACCTAAGACACCGAAGGCAAGAAAAACCCAGAGTGCGTAGCCGGAAACGGTGGATATTTTTTCCGCAGTCGCACATATATCAAGCGTCCATGTACGAGTGCCAATTGTTGCGGTGTAGGGCTGGCAGCCAGTCATCGGGACTGGTTCCCACCAACTGCCGATCATATCGCCGACTGTCTGCTTTTGAGTGGTGGCCGTTGAATCGAAACTGCCATTCGTGAGGTTATCCAAGTGCGACTGGTGCGCCGAGTCTGCTTCTGACTTCTTGCTATCGCCGTTGGCATTCGTGATTGCGGAATAGTCGCCGTCGCCGTGGAGTGCATCACGTACCTGCTTCTGCGTAGCCTCTTCGTTCATGCCGCCCTTGCAAATCTGAAGGCCCGGATTGTTTTTGCAAAGGTCAGAATTACTTGTTTCCGGTGTTGGATTGCCACCGGACGATGTGCCGCCGGAACCGCCAACAGTTGTTACACCAACCGGCCCGGCTTGTCCTGCACCACCGCCGGATGATGGCGTCGTGGTAATGGTTTGTTTTGTGTCCTGTACCTGCGAAACAGGATCCTTGGTGTAGGTGGTTTCTGTTGTCTTGGTTGAGCCATCGGGAAACTGCTCAACACTTTTTGCCTTCTTAATTTCAGGCGTGGATTGAGTTGGAACCCCCGGTGGTACACACGCGATAGTCCCGGAACTGGTAGTCAACACCCCTTCGGTGGGGGCACAGAGTGGTTTTTTCGGAGGCTCTGGCGGTTCGTTTGCGGAATCGGTTTTTGTAGGAATATTGGAACTGGTACAGGGTGCGGCAGTGATGACTATTTCATACCGCTGAATTTTTTCTTTGCCATTGTTATAAGCCGTTCCAGTAGGTGCCGGGTTTACGCCAACGGTACATTCGCCGTCACAATATAAGCCTTCAGTTGTGGGCCCGCCAACGATGGATTTAAACCACGCGTAAGTTGGCGCAGCTTGAGCACGCGCCTCGCAAACATCTTGGCATGTACCATCAGGTTTTCGTGATTGACCCGCAGGACAATCCGGCCTATCACAATTGGCACCGTTTTGCGTGTAGCCGGTCAAACAACCTTGTTCGATTGATACTTCAACCATGCGTTCACAAGATGGTGTGCGATCAGTGCTGAAATAACAATAGTTATCTGTACCCATGCCACACGAGCTATTACACCCCGCATTGCCGCCATTTGCACTAGCCTTGTGTGGAGCACACGAAGCAGAACACGCCGCTGCACCCGATGAAAATCTCTGATTTGGAGTCCATCCAGTGTAATAGACCGTAGACGTTCCTGTTGTTTCCGCAAACGTTGCCAACGAAGACAGCAGAACGAAAAGAGTGATTACATATCGCAGAATTGCCACTTTTTGTCACCTTGTTCCGTGAGTCGCTGGCACGCATATTTAATGCCACTGTTTTTAGGTGCAACCCTAGACGGTTCGCCCGATCCGACAATAAAGCCGTCGATAGGAGCCGGGAATTGCCGCTCGGGTGCCGCCATACGCACAAACCAGTAAGGGGGTTGGTACGGCGCTTTATTGTTGCCCGGCAAGACAATTTGCTGAGCAATGGAAAAAGGGCTGACCGTAGCCAGCCCCAAAACCAGAAGGGTTTTGTACAGGGCCATGATTAGACGGCCTTGTTAGCGCCCTTCTTGAACAGCTTGACGAGAACGAAGCCACCGGTAGCCAAGGCAACAATCGGCCACATGGCGGCGAGAACATCGGTCACATTGCCAGAGATCGTAGAAAACGCGGTGGTAGCTTCGGTAGGAAGGGCGGCGTGTGCGGAAGCGACAACACCAGACATCAGGCTAGCGCCGGCCAGCAGTTTTTGTTGCAGTTTGTTCATGGTTTTCTCCAGATGAACAGTTGCCCGAGAACGGAAGTGTTCATGGGCTGGGGGAATCCCCACCTAGGGGGCCGCTCGCGCAGCCCCCCAGGTGGAGCTTCACGCAATTTGGTTCAGGGCTTCGCGAAAGCGAGTTAAGGTAAAGCCAGCGGCAAAGCCTAAACTCCAGCAACTAACAAGCTGCGCCACAAGAAGGCCGATATCGGTAGCGGTCATGGGCGATAACCCGATTTGAAGCCAGCGAAGGCAGCGAAGAAAAGGGCGATCGGTAGAAGCAGGCTCTGGACCGGCCATTGATCTACGCCTTCGTTACAGGTGAGTAGCTGCGTAGTGCCGGCGACCGTGACCGGATCTGCTGACGTAAGCGGCTTGCTTATAACCGACCAGGTAACAAGGCCGGACCCGGAAATGAACGGCGCAGATGAAAACGACGTGATCGCGTTCCCCGATAGCGACGGCACCGATGCGGCGAAGGCATCTAGCGCACTCGCTGTGTCGGCATAGCAAACGCCATTCCATGCGTAGCCCATCTAGCTATACCACCGGAGATCAACCGCCGCCCACGTAAGAGGTATCGACAGGCCGACGAAAAACCACATTACACGCGTCATTTAAAATCTCCAAACTGGAGAGCGACCTATGGGCCGCCCGTCAAGTTAAGACGCTTTACGCGAGATTCCGGTAACAATAGGCTGCAACTTGCCAGCCCGGTTTTCCATGTCCGTATCGACATCCAGCACGCAGGGAAACTTGCAAGCCGCAAATTGTTCAAGCGCTTCAGGCTTCAAGGAGACTTCAGACGGCTCGAAACCGTAGCCCGAAATGTTCAAACCCTCTTTTGCAAAAGGCCGAATGGATTGCATGACGAGCAGCGTCGCCATGTCATAAGGCTGCTTTGACGACTTGCCGACGCCTTGCATACGGCGCACGCCTAATACGGTGACTTGCATTTTGTTATCCTTCATAAATGGTGTTTAATGGATACAACGCCGACACCTTACACTTTTACACAAATGAAAGTCAACCCCATGTTACAAACAAATTTATGGAAAACCGTGAAGCTGCATCCCCAACTACACGCATCCCTTAAAGCGCAGGCAGCCGCGAACGGATTACCTCTATCTGATCTGCTAGAGACAATCTTGCAGGACTGGCTACGTCGTCAAGGCATCCAAACCCCTCCCGTTGTCTATCTAAAAGCCACATCACACGATCTGTTTCTAATTGGAGGTTGCAATCCTCCCGACGATCCTGATTGATGCGCGCCCTTACCCCGTCCCACTCTCTAATTATTTGTGACATAACAATATTCTTAAGTCCGGCCTGGGATTCCGATACCGGCTTGCGAACCAATCGCACCGTTGAAAACTCACCCTGGCCAACGGCAGACAGGCCCCAATGGCTAGGCATGACTTCGCCGGTATCCTTGTTTTGCCATCCCCCACCCTTTGCACGCTTGAACGCCACCGAACCCTCCTCACCGTGGCGCATATCCTTTGGCAATTTCCACCACGCGACTATGCGCTTTTCGACATTGTTCAGCCCGCCGATACCATGAAGGCGCAAGCCTTTCGGAAATTCCGCTCGCCCCTTTGATTCAAACTTCGAGGCATATTTAGCCACATAGCCAACCGGATTTCGGACCCGGTCAACGCCAGTACTGCCATGCTTCCACCAGCCCTGTTTGTCAGGGTAGGGTATGCGCCAACGCTTAGGAATCCAAAGGAGGACGTGATAATGCACAGCGCCGCGCTTTTGCAACTCTGCGACCCATACATAAGGCAGAACCGTACCCAAACGACCGCCTAGTGGCTTGCGACGCGCCCACATTTGCACCGCAGACATGAAATTGGAAATATGCTCAGGACGCCATTGGTCATCGCGCTCATAGGTAAGCGTAATCATAACAGGCGTCCATAGGACGGACGACGCCTTTAGGCGATCATTGACGAGACGCGCAGTTGTCATAACGCCCTTCTTCAGACGGTAGACCCGCGCCAACGTGGTATCCAGCACGACGGATTGACCGCCGGAAATTCCTTGAGGTATCATTTGACTACCGTGTTTTAAGCGCCAGCCAAGGCGCACCGTGTTTTAGAGCCCCCGACGCCAATCGGGGGTTTTTTTTTGCTAGGCGCCAGTTTCCACTTTTACCGCCGCAAAGTCAAAAGCCACATCAAAGGCAACGCCTGACGGCGATTGTCGGACTTGTTGTAAAACAGACAAGCCCCGCGCGGCTTCGCCGCGCAACCCCATCCGAAACGACCGCCCAAAGCAGGATCAGACGAAGATCAAAGGCGGTTTTTAGAGGGGAGGGGGGGTTTCACCGCGAGACAATGAATGACCGATTGAGCGGAGACCCGCGACGGCGACTTACCGCCCTCAGAAACCAGCCTCCGGCTTTCCAAAACGGAATAACTTCAAAAGGCATTCCGTTTCGGATTTCCGAGCCTCTGTAAGATCGCCTGCTAGTCACTTGCCACAACAGGGACAAACGCCCGCCGCCTTGCGCTCTTTCCGTAATTTGGCCTGACGCTGCGCGCCGGTCATTGCTTCAGGGCCGGCCGATGGCCGGCCGGGTTTCCGCTTGAATAGATCCGGCGTTTTGGACGCCGCACCGGTTTTGTCTTTTGCCATGATCGGGACTTTCGTGGTTTTGATACGGTAAATATATCACCACCGAATAAAGGCAACATCATAAACGCGAACTGCGCCGCCGCTTTCATACTTACGACAATACCCCGCTGGCATATATTCAGGAGCATCGAGAAATCCGTGATGATTCACCCTCGACTCATAGGCGAAAGCCGCAGAAAGTTGGACCCCGTCATACGTACAGGCGAAATCAGGCTGTAGGCCATTGACCGGACGCGGACGCGGCTCTATATAAATCTCGACTTCGTACGGAATCAGAACTCTAATAGTTTTTTTCATTTGAAACCCTTTCTTTGTTTCGTTACAGTAACTATATTATCTATTAAAACGGCCTGCAATGCAAGCCATTTTGTTACTGTAACGTGAATATATTTTTATCGAATATGAATACGCGATAGCGTAACGCTATGGGCCGAGGGCCCCGAGCGCATTAAGCCTATGCCAATGTCGAATTGCTTGATCTTCCGGCAGCTTGCCGAGTAGCACCGCAAGCCGATGCTTGGACTTAAGCACCGGAACAGTTGGCGAATGGCCCGCAGACCAATCTTTGCCGATGATGCCGCACCAGAAGCGGTAGAGGAATCCCGGCGGATTTGGAAGGTAACGCCCCTTGACATGCCAAGCACTCAGAACGGAATGAAGGCCCACAGCATCGGGATGATCGCGTGGAAGGAAGCGCTGCTCAGTATCATAGCCCTTATAAATTTCGATCGCCTTGTACCACTTGCGATCAACGACCAGCGAATCACGTTCAACGCCGTGCTTGATGATGCCCAGGTGAAGTCGAGGGAATCTGATGTCCATGCCGACGAGCTTGGACAGCGGGGTAATGACCGGAATCGGCCAACGGTCCGTACGTTTCACGCTGATGTGATACTCAATCTGCGTCGAACGAATCTGCTTGTCGACTTGTTCAAGTCCTTGCATTTGGTAGTAGACGTGCCAG